CCGCAGACCCAAGCGGTGCCGGAGACCCGAGCGTTGCCGCCGACCCAAGCGGTGCCGAAGACCCGAGCGTTGCCGGAGACCCAAGCGGTGCCGCAGACCTGAGCGGTGCCGTAGACCCGAGCGGTGCCGGAGACCCAAGCGGCGCCGAAGACCCGAGCGTTGCCGTAGATCACAGCGCTGCCCTCGACGGTCGCCGTCTCCGCGACCCATCCGCCTTCGCTCTTGTCGGGGTTGACGTGACGATGAGCCGGGACGGGTCCGTTCCCGTCCTCGAAGTCGAATGTCAGTTGCGTATCCAGTTTCTTCATTTCTCTCCTCGCTTCGTCTGTTCTGACCCTAGTCCCAGTGTGGGACAACCGCAACTACTCCCAGGCGTGCTTCGCCAGCCCCAGTTCGGCCGCCTTGTCGGGGTGATCCTCGACGAAGGTGTTGTGGTGGCTGCAGAGGGGGACCTGGCCGTCGACGTCGAGGAGGTTCTCGTCGGTCGAGCCAGCTCGTGATCGCTTGAGGATCTCGTGGCCCCAGACCTCGCCGTAGCAGGCGCCGGCCATCAGCGCCGCCGCGGGTCGATCGAGGAACCAGCAGCGCCACCGATCGCGCGGGCCCCAGGCCGCCTCCTGCAGGATCCGACGCTGTCGGTTGATCCTTGCGCGGTGCTTGCTGGTTCGGCGCAACGGTGGTCGCGTCACGTGGTCCTCCTGGTCGACGATCGCCTGGCAATCCGGTAGGCGGCGAGCCCAGGGAGGGCCTCGTCGTTGCGCCGGCGCACCACGGAGATATCCACAGGCGGCGCGGAACTTGTTGATTGGTCTTTTTCATATGACGGTTCTACGGTTAGGGGGCCACAGCTGTGGCCCCCCTGGATGCCTGATTTGGCCCCCCTGGGTCTCATTTGGCCCCCCTGGAGCATGGCCAGAGGGGCCACCGATGGCTCCCCGCGATCGAGAGGAAATCGATAGGTGGTCGGTCGATGGCCGCCGGCTGGTTTCTGGACCTGGACGATGTCGAGCTCGACGAGCCGTGCCAGGTGGCGTTGGACGGTGCGCTCGCGGTAGCCGGTGAGGTCCATCAGCGTGGCCTTGCTCGGGAAGGCGTTGGTCCCGTCCTTGTTGGCGTGCCAGGCCAGGGCGATCGCCACCAGCTTGAGGGGTGCCTCCATCGGGATCCCCCAGACGTACTCCTGCGCCTCAATGCTCATGCTGCTCCTCGCTGGCGGTGTTCGGGCCAACCTACACCGGCCGGCGGGGTGGCTGCAGGGACGGTTACTTGATCCGGCGGAACTTGTAGGCCGGGTCGGCTGGCTGGTCGACCAGCGATTCGTTGATGAGCCAGGGCGGTCCCACGATCGTGATCGTGCCGTGCTCGCCCTCGAGCGGCTGGCCGTTGATCACGAGGACCGTGTCAGGCCCGGTCGCCTCGTAGGGCTCCAGGATTCGGAAGCCCTGCAGCGGGTACCGAGGGCCGAGTTGCGGGCCCGGCTGACGTCGCCGGCGCCACCAGGCCGTGATCGCGTGGCGTCGGCGGATCAGGAGCCAGGCGATGCCGATCTCGAGCGCGATTTCCGCGCCGTAGGCGGCGAACCACCAGCCGTGGATGCCGTAGGTCAGTGGTCCGAGGTTGAGCGTCATGCGTCGTCCTCTGGCTTGTCAGGCCTGTCCGTGGTGCCGTCGTCCTCGGGATCGGTGCGCAGTGCTGGCTGCTCCTTGGCCATCCTGAGGGCCTGGGCGCGCATTTTGGCCCGTTGGCGCTCCTGGGCGCGTCGTTGTGCCCGACTGGCCCTCTGGGGGCTCTCAGCGCCCTGCAGGGCCATCTGGAGCTGCGCGTGGTGCTGGGCCTCCTCGAAGGCCTTGGCGAGCCGCTGTGCGATCCCGTAGGTGCTCAGGAGGGCGTACTGCAGGAGCTGGCGATCGCTCATGTCCTTGACCCGGATCCGGCTCGTGGTCCCGCAGATCTCCAGGGCCTGCTCGGGGCTGATTACGACGTCGCCCTCATTCTTGACGATCGACTCGAGGAGGCTCGCGGCCGCCACGCTGAGGTTCCTAGTTGTCACTGGGGTGCTCCTTCTGCCATTTCTGGACTTCTTCGGTCATCACCTGCAGGAGGTTGTCGTAAACCATCTTGCGGTTCTGCAGGTCGACCCAGATCTCGGGCGCGCCGGCGGTGCGGGCCATGAACAGGTTCCGCGCCTCGGTCGCCGCGAGGCCGTGCTGGACCATGAGGATCGCCTGGCCGTGGACCAGGGTCAGCTCCAGGGCGCGCTCGAGCTCGGCGATCAGCCGGATCGAGGTGGCCGTGAACTCGCTGGTGATCGTGGAGGCCATGTCGGGGACGTCGAACTCACTCATGGGCGTCCTCGAGCTCCTTGGCGCGCCGGTAGGCCTGGTAGGCCTTCTCCGCGGTGACCTGGCGGCGCGTGACGCGGCGCGCGAAGGCCGTTGTGATGTCGCTGCCGTCGGGCTCAGTGGTGCTCACGAGGGCCAGGGTGTCTATCGCCTTGTTGGCGGCCGCCACCGACTCGTACCAGGCGTCGCGGAGGCGGTCGGTCTCGGCACTCAAAATGGCTTCTCGTCGAACTGGTAGTTCCGGCTCGAGACCGGCTCGGGCTGACGGCGCTGGCTCGGGGTGGGCTGGCGCGCGCTGCGGTCCTCGCGGCGCTCCGGCGGCTTGTCGGCCGTGCGCCAGCCCTCGCGGACGTCGGCCTGGTTGAAGCGCAGCTCCACGCCGACCGAGTCCGCGATGACGTTGACGAAGGTGGCCTTGGTGCCGTCCTCGCGCGCCACGACCCGGACCTCCATGCTGCCCTCGAGGATCACCCGAGTGCCCTGATGGAGGCTCTGGAAGGTGTTCTCGGCCAGCGTGCCGAAGCAGGTGATGTTGTAGTAGCTCGGGGTGCTCTCGCCCTCCTTGACCATGCGGCTGACGGCGATGTCGAACTTGCACACCGCGTCCCCGCGGGCGCTCTCGGTGCGCTTGGGATCCCGGGTCAGGTTCCCGACGAGCTGGACGTAGCTGTTCACGGCGTGCCTCCCGTCGTGGCGGCCTTCATGCGCTCGATGAAGTCCTTGGCGTCGCGCATCGGGCGCCCCTCGATCCGGGCCTTCTTGTAGGCCACGAAGGTGTTCATGAGGTCCGCCACGTCCCAGGCGTTGAGGCTCTCGATGCCGCCCTCGAGCTTGCGGCCCAGGGTGGTCTCGACGAACTCGAGGCGTGCCCCGCGGTCCTTGAATTCCTCGATCAGGCGCTGGCCGATGTCCCAGTAGATGGGCTTGGCACTGCCCTCCTCCGATCCCCGCTCGAAGCCCGTCTGGTCGGGGTCGGGCTCATTGGTCGGGATCGCCAGGGCCTGGAGCAGGAAGGTCCGGAAGGCCACGCTCATGGCCTTGGCGGTCGCCTTGTCCCCGGAGTCGAACGCCTCCCCGGGCGCAGTGCCGATGATGGGATCCCCGATCTCGCCGTAGATGGCGAAGTCGACGGTCACGCGGACCAGGTTGACGCTGCCGCCCTTGGCGGTCGGCTGGACCTCGGCGCTCTTGTCGATCATGCGCGGGATCACGAAGGCGCCGTACTTGCGCAGCGCCGGCGCGATCGCGTTGATCACATCGTCGATGCCGCGGAACATGTAGCGTCCCTCGGCGTTGGTCTGGTGGGTCTTGGCCACGAAGTCCACGTCGCGCATAACCGCGACCAGGGCCTGGGCGGCCGTTTTTCGTTCAGTCACTGCAGTTGTTTCGGTGATGGTCATTCCAGCTCCTCGCTGCTCTTGCCTATTTGGCGGTGATCCAGCGCGCGACCGCGCTCTTTGAAACGGAGATCCCGGTGTCCTTGGTCAGGTCACTGGCGATCGTCCTGTACGGCGTACCCTCCTCTCGTGCTCGGCGCAGGTAGGCGCTCAGCCCACCGGCGATCTTCTCGTCGATGTACTCGAAGCGGTGGTAGCCCTGGCTCATCGTGACACCAGGGCCCAGCCTCGCAGGAGGTCGCCGAGGGCGTCGTCGTAGCGGTTCAGGCGCACGATGATCGGGAGCCCGGCCTCGCCGGCGACGGTCTTGGTGACGTGGATCTCTCCATCGCTCAGTTGGCCGATGAGGATCTCGACGTCGCTGGTCTCGAAGGCCCACATCGCGGGCGTGCCCTTGCCGAGCTGCTCGAAGCCCAGCTCGGTCATGAGTTCCTGCAGGTTCGGTGCCATGGCGCTCCTTTCGTCTTGTCCCAGCGTAGTCCCGTTCTGGGACAAACGCTAGCGGGTCTCGCGCCAGCCCTTGATGCAGATGGCGACGGCGACCGGCGTGAGCGCGAGCGTGGTCCAGTTCAGCCAGATCGTGAAGGCGTTGTCGAGCCAGGTCATTCGGGCTTACTGTCGTCCCAGGCGTAGCCGCAATTGAGGCAGCGGTAGGACTCGCCCTCGAAGCCATCGCGGGTTACCGTGTCGAGCAGGATCTCGCGATCCTGGCAGTTGGGGCACCTCTGGTCGCGCGTCACGGCGTCACGTCACGGATCGGCTCGGGCTTGCTGTCGTCCCAGGTGTAGTCGCAGTTGAGGCACTGGCGGCGCGTGAGCGAGCCGGGGAAGCCGAGGGTGTGGGAGTCCTGGCAGTTGGGGCACCTCTGGTCGGCGTAGGCCATCAGACACCGACCTTGATCTCGATGCCTTGGTGGTTCTTCATCTTGTGCTCCTTCTCTCTTGGCTGTCTGCCTTACCTAAGTATGTCCCAGCCTGGGACAGATAGCAAGTAGGCCCCGAAAGGGCTGCAATTCAGCCACAAAAGGGGGCGGCCCCACCCGTGCCATCAAGATCCGGGTGGGGCCATGCCTTGACCGCGAGGAGCAGTCCCGGCCATTGTAGTGGCCCGGCTTACATCGCCAGGAGCATGCCGGAGGTGGCGGGCGGTGGTCCGCTCGGCGTGAGGAACACGAAGCCGTCGACCATGACCGTTTTTCCATTATTGGCCACGGTGAACTCGGGCGCCTGCGCGCCGGCGCTGTCGAGGTTCCACAGCAGGAGACCGCACTGAACGTCACCCGCTTGAAGGGAGCCAAAACCCCCGGTGATGGCAGTGTAGGAAGAGGCCGCGAGGGCGTTGCCGGTGGCGCCGGCGAAGATCGCGCCGTCGGCGGTCGGTGCGATGCTCGGGAAGGTCCCGCCCGTCTCGCTGCCGCCGTTGCCGGTGGCGCCGCTTACAGTGTCGGCCGACCAGGTCCCGACTTCGCTCGCTTCGAACTCCTGAGCGATGATGTCGAGGAAGTAGTAGGTGCCGAAGGTCACCGTGAGCGTCGCGGGCCCGGCGGTGGTGACGACGCCCCAGAAGATCTGGACCTGGACCGCCGCATTGGTCGAGTCCGTTCCGCCTTGCTGCTTGAGCAGGCTCCACTCCGTCACGCCGCCACCCGACAGAACGCAGGATTCGATCGGTGATCCCGGGTAGCAGTTGGCGTTGACCTCAACCAGGAGTATGTCGCCGACGTTGACCGGATCGACGGCGAGCGTTGTCGGACCACCCACGAAGGTCGTCGGCGTGGTCCAGCCCGAGCCGACCTTGGCATAGGTGACGGTCATCTACGCCACCGCGACGCAGCGGAAGTTCCCCGTGGTCGCGTTGAAGATAAAGCCGATGGTGATCGGCTCGGTAGTCGACCCGTTGGACGTCGTCGGCACGCTGACCGTCGAGTCCTCGGTGTTCACCCAGCTCAGATCCTGGGCGACGTCGGAGAAGTCGTAGAACTGGACGATGTAGCCGAGGCCGGCATACGCACCCGCTGTGTCCATCGTGATCGCCGCACTCGCTGCAGCGTCATTGGTGATCGTCGTGTACCGTGCCGCCGCGGGCACGCTCACAGCGCCACCAGCGACCGCGACGCCCTGGGCCGCCGGCACGTAGGCCGCGAGGGCTGTCGCGATCGCCGCGGCCGCCGAGAGGTCCGTGGTCGGGCCGGTGGCGTCGGTGACCACGATCGTGCTGTCGTCGCTGGTGATGTCCGAGATGTTCCCCGAGCCCTGATCGACGATCGCTACGATCCACCAGTTGGTCCCGTCCGAGGAGACGGTGGCGCCCCCGTAGGGCGTCGAGAGCGTGATCGACGCCTGACTGTCGATCGTCTCCGCGTCATTGGGCAACACGGAGGCGGCGCCCGAGCCGTCGTCCTTGATCGTGTAGGGGATCCCGGCGAAGGTCGCGGGGTCGGGCAGGGTGATGGCGCCGCCGGCGACGATGATGCGCTCGGTGCCGGTCATGGGGTAGGCGCCTTCAGGCGACGTGATGGTCGCCGTGGCGCTCACCGAGAGGTCGGTCGAGGGGCCCGATGCGTCGGTGACGATCACGGACCCGTCGTCGCTGGTGATGGCGCTGATCGAGCCGGTGCCCGCGCTCGTGTCCTGGGCGGAGGTCGCCGTGATCTGCGCCGGCGCGCCGGCGATGACGGGCGCCGGCGACGTCTCGCCGTAGCCGCGCCCGTTGTCCGCGCCCGCGGTCCAGACGGTGGCGAAGCCCTGCGGCGTGATCGAGCTGCAGAGGATCTGCTCCCCGCTCGGGGTGGTGACGACGAACGGCCCGCTCTGGCCCAGGGGCGTGGAGGTCGTGTCGCCGGCCGCGTTGACCTCGGTGAGGCCCGAGGGCGCGAGCGCGATGATCTGCTCGGGCGTGTAGTCCGCGGGCACCGCACTGGCGATCGTGACGTCCTCGGGGGCGTTGGCGGCGACGAGGTTCGGGTAGGACATGGCGTCTCCTTCGACGTCGTGATTCTAGGCTCGCTCAGCCGAGCAGCGCTTCATACCCCTCGTCGGGCAGGATCGAGTAGATGTCGGGCCACTCGTGCAGCCACCCGGCGTAGCGCAGGGCCTCGCAGGCCAGGGCCGCACACTGCCAGCTCGGCTTGCGCGCGCTGCGGAAGCTCGGCACCCAGTCCCAGGTGACGATGTCGATCGCCATCGCCACGTCGGTGAGGAAGCCGTATTCGATCCCCACCTGCGCCTTGGCGAACTCGAGCAGCTTCGCGACGTCGCACTCGGGCGGTGGCGGCATGGTGACGGCGACGCCGCCCGGCGCCACCTCGTCGAGCCGGCAGGTCTCAGTGACGCCCTCCATCGTGGCCTGGATGACGAAGGGCATCCCGTCGACGTCGACCAGGTCCGAGACGATGAACTTGTGGTTCCAGCGCGCGGTGCGGAACTTCAGCCACTCGCCGAGGCGGATGAGGCGCCCCATGATCCCCGTGGTCCGCGCGAAGCCGATGTCGCCCGGATCGGCCGGGTTCACAGCAGCCCGTGCGTGTACACCCGCAGGGCGTCCGCGATCAGTTCCTCGATGACGTCGATGGCCTCGTGCTCCATCGCGGCGTCCGCCACCTTGTGCAGCCCGTGGAGGAAGCCCTTGATGTGATCGGGGACGGCCTCTATTTCGGCCTTGAGCTCCTCCCAGAGCGATTCGGCGGTGCTGGTGCCCGTCGGCGCCGCAGGAGCCGGAACGGGCGCAGGAGGCGTCGCTGCGGGCCGTATGGTGCCGTGCACCGCGAGGAGCGCCGCGTCCATGGCCGCCCAGTTGATGTTCGGGTCTCCCCGCTTGCCGAAGACCCAGGCGTCGGTGACGTTGCGGTTCCGGTACTGGAGCACGAAGGGCTGCGTGCCGCCCCAGGTGACCAGGACTCCGCCGCCCTCCCCGTCGCCGGCGACGACCAGCGTGTCGTGGCCTTCGCTCGGGTCCGGTCGGTCCCCCGGCCGCGATCCCCACGGGACGCGAGGGCTGGCCTCGAAGTCCGCCTCCGCGTCGTCGTCGAGGAGCTGGCCGATCGCGGCGACCTCGAACAGGTTCGCGTAGTAGTCGAGGCTCTTGATCGGGATCTCGGCGTACCAGTCGATCGCCCCGATCTTGTAGAGCCAGGCGAAGAGCGTGGCGTTGTCGACCCCCTGGTCCGGCTCATTGGCCGGCGCCGGCGGCGTGCCCGTCTCGCCGTTCGCGATGCCGTAGGCCCAGTAGGCCTCGGGGACGCTCCATCCGAAGGCGGCGAAGTACGCACCGATCGCCTGTTCGAAGTCGCTGAGGACCTGGCCGCCGTGGTCGATCATGGCGATGCCGCAGTCGCCCATCCCGTCGGGGAATGCGGGCGGGTTCGTCGGGTCGGGCCCGTTGTTGTCCATGCCCCAGCTCGTGCGGCCGCCGGAGTGGTCGAACTTGAGGAAGGCGGTGGTGACGTCCTTCTTGCGGTCGTCGTGGATCAGATTCTCGATCGCGAGGCGCGGCTCGTGGCTCTCGCGAAAGATGCCTCGGCGCCCTGCGCTGCGGGTGGTCTCATCGGTCATGGGTGCTCCTCTAGGCGGATTGCGGGATCAGACTTACGACCGCCAAGGTTAACGCCACGGCGAGCAGCAGGGTGAGATAGACGCTGACGTAGCCGGCCAGTCCTCGGCGCTTGGTCCAGCCGATCCACCCGGCGACGGCCGCGCAGCCCCAGGCCGCGATGAACAGCGCCGGAGCCTTGGCGAAGAAGAAGAACGGCCAGATCGGGACCAGGGATCCGATGAGCGTGGCCACGAGCATCGTGCCGGCGACGGCGAGCCGCTCGCGCCAGGGTCCGTTGCCCTTCTCGTACTCGCCGGTCCCCATTGACACGCAGGCCGAGACGGCTGCGCCCAGTCCACCGACGGCGATCGCGCTCTCGGGCGAGTGGTGCAGCAGCAGCCCGAAGATCAGGCCGGTGATCGAGACCGTGCCGTCCCAGATTCCGAACACGCGCTCCTGGCGCTGCTCAGCCTTCATGGGTCTGGTCGTGGCGCCCGATGGCGTCGAGAAGTTCGACCTTCGATCCCTCGGTGACGTGGGCGAGCTCTCTCGCGTCCTTGTCGAGCGCCAGCTTCACGTCAGTGCCGGCGATGACGATGTTCTGGATCATGGTGTGGATCTCGCCGACCTGCGACTCGGTACGCCGTGAGATCCCCAGCGCCTCGGCCGCGATGCCCTCGGTGCGCCTCGAGGTGCCGTTGGCCTCGTCCATGCGCTTTTCGAGGACGGCCTGGCCCCTGCTCACCCCGGCAACCTCAGAGGCCATGGCCCGCGTGGCGAGCTCGACGTCGTGCAGCTTCTCGGGCGCACCCACGACGACGCTGCCGTCGATCTGCTTGCCGCCGTCGATCCAGAAGTCCACCGCGCGCCGGCGCTCGAGACGCTCTGCGTCGGCCTTGGCTCGCTCCTTGCGCTCCGGGTGGATGATCGCGCCGTAGATGCCGCCGGCCGTTCCGATGGCGGAGCTGACGACGCCGACCGCTATCCACAGGCCATCGGTGTTCACTATGGCCTCGGGTTCGGGTAGTCCGCGTCGGCGTATTCGGTCGGGTTCGCAGGGTGCGAAGCGGGCGCGGGCTCGAACTGCGTGCCGGTCCAGATGAAGATCGGCCAGCCGTTGTTGATCGCCATCGTCGCCTCAGCCGGGTTGAGCAGTTTTACGAGCTTGGCGCGCTCGAGCTGCAGCGGCGTCGGGAACTGCGTGGCGATCGGAAGCGCCAGCGACGGCCTCGTGCGGAACTCCCAGGCATCGGTATTGAAGGGCTTGAGCCCGATCAGCGTCCCGGTCTCCTCGGCTTCGAAGACCCAGCCGGGCTTCGCGTACATCATGACGTGGCCGGGGTTCGCCTCGCTCGGATCGCCCTGGATGAAGAGCCCGTCGCCCGGCTCATTGGGCAGCGCGCGGTCGTCGCAGGGCCACTCGCGGTACGTCGTCTCGGTCGGTCGGATCAGCGTCACGCCGACGTGCGCCCAGGCCGCGACGAAGAGCCCGTCGCAGTCGGCTCCCCCGCTCTGCGGCCACGTGCCGCCCCAGACGTAGGGCTTGCCGGTGAGGGTCGTTTCCGCCCAGGCCAAAGCCGCGGCGCCAGCATTCTCACGAGTGAAGGTCACGGTTTCAGGTTAGTGCTCCTGATCGGACGCCTCGCGGACTAGGCCATCATTGCGAATTGCATAGAGGCCACGGCGCCGAAGGCGAGCGCGTAGTAGAGGCCGCTTGCGGGCAGCGTCGTCGGGTGCCAGGTGATCCCGTCGTAGGAGTAGGCGGCCGCCGTCGAGGGGTCGGTGTTGACCGCGACGTAGACGCCGTCGCCCCAAGTGACGGTCTGCCAGGACCCGCTCGGCATTGATCGCAGCGTCCACGTGACGCCATCGGGCGAGGTCATGGCGTACCCGGCGCCGGACGGGCTCACGGCCACGAACTGCCCGTCGGCGAACACGACGGAGGTCCAGTCGTGCCCCGGGCACGTCTGCGGCGTCCAGGTGGTCCCGTCGGGGGAGGTCGCAGCGACGCCGTTGCTCACGAGCACGAACGTCCCAGCCCCCCAGGCAACGTCCTGCGCGGGCGAGGTAGTGACCGCCAGCGTCCACGTGACGCCATCGGGCGAGTAGGCGGCTTGAGCGCTGCCGAGGACGGCCACGAACACGCTCCCGTTGTACGTCGCTGCTCCGCTGGAGAAGATTCCACCCGGCAGCGTGGCGGTGGTCCACGTCACGCCATCGGGTGAAGTGAACACCATCCCCGGTCCGACATGAGTGTCTGTTTCGCCGTAGACGACGAAGTAGCCGTCCGAGAATTTCACCGACCCCCAGTAGTTGGCGACCGGAAGATTGTGCGTGCTCCACGTCACGCCGTCGGGTGAAGTGAAATAGAGAGTCCCCTTCCCGGGGCCAAGCGCCAACCACAGCCCAGCGCCGAAGGCGAGGTAGTAGATGTTCGTGGCAGGTGACAGATCAGCGGTCCAGGTGATCCCGTCCGGCGAGGTGGCGGCGTCGGAAGACCCGTTCGCAATGGCGAGGAACTGCGTCGGAGTTGGCATTACGGCGAACTATCCAGCGCGATGTCGAAGCTCAGGTCGCCGGTCCCCGAGGGCGAGCTGAGGACCACCGCGATCTCGTCCAGGTCGGCAAGGTCGAACGTCCCCGAGGGCAGCACCCATCCGGTGCTGGTCGGCGACAGGCTGATCGATCCAAGGCCCGGGACTCCGGTGCCGTTCAGCGTCACCTCAGCGGTTACGGTGCCGCTGCTCACAGATCCCACGACGCCGTAGAGCTGGAGCAGGGCACCCGGCGCGACCGCGACGCGGAACAGTGGCAACGTGTACGCCGCTAGTGGTCCTATGAGGTCGTAGGTCTTGGTGTAGCGACGGAAGATCCCGCCTCCGGCGTCTGCCCACACGCCGGCGTCGCTGCCGTCTCCCTTGGAGGTGTAGACCCTCCCGGCCTGGTTCGTGCGCGGTGGGAAGTTGCCCATCTCAGCTCCTGATCGGATACGGGTCGAGGCCGAAGCTGGTGCGCCAGGTGCCGGCGGCCATGGAGTACTCGTGCGCGATCGACTCGATGACCATGTCCGTGTCGATGATGCCGACCTCGCTCGGGTAGGTCCCCGACGTCGAGGCGCCGGGCGGCGTGTTCTTGAAGGTGACCGGATCGGCGATCGCCGCGCCCAGCATGGCCGTGAGGTTGATCCCGTTGGACGCCTCAGCGCGCAGTTCGACGTTGTCCACGCGCGGCAGGGGGTCGCGGTAGAGGTGGCCGAGGAACTTGGCGGTCTGCAGCGCCGCGAGGAGGTTCTGGTGCAGCGTGTCGGACTTCTCGAGCGTCGTGTAGCCCCAGCGCGCCTCGGCTGCGGTGTTGTTGTAGATCTGCTCGACGCCGGCCTGCGGGGTGATCTTGACGCTCGTCCAGATGTCCGCGTCGTCGCGTGGCGCCTGCAGGCTCGGGCCGTAGTACGGGTAGTCCGAGGTGCCGTCATCGGTCCACACGTGGTCCCCGGTCGGCGTCGTGTAGCTCGGCGTCCAGGTCTCGGCGACCGGGTCCCAGGTGCCGAAGTAGTTCTGGTTGAGGAAGCCGACCGTGCCGTCGGGGCGCTGGTAGAAGAGCCCGATGTCGGTGTCGGTGATCTCCAGGATCAGGTCGAGCGCGGCCGAGTCGATCACCGGCGTGTCCCAGTACCAGGGCTCGACGTCGAGGAAGCCGTTGCCGCTCGCGGCGTTCACCCAGGGCGTCGAGGAGTTGTTGATGTAGTACCAGTCGGCATTGAGCACGATCGCGCCGGCGCTGATCGTCCCGAAGCCCGCGAGGCAGAGAATCTCAGCGATCCGGTCGCCTGAGAGCACGGGCGATTGCTGCGTGTTGGTCGGTCCCTGCAGGAGGTGCCCGGCGATCCACCTGTTCAGGACCATGTCGGCGGTGATGGCCGAGGAGGAGGTCACGACCTCGTCGATCATCAGCGCCGCCGGGTTGAGCTCGCCCTGCACCCCGAGGTAGGCCGGGGACATCGTGATCGCGGTGAGGTCGTCCTCGAGCGCGAAGAAGTGCCCGTCGACGTAGCCCTTGAGGTAGGTGCCGTCCTTGACGACGCCGACGTGGTGCCAGTAGCCGTCGTCGACCTTGATCCCCGAGGTGGCCGCCCCCGAGGTCGTCGCGACCTCGAGCACGCCGTTGGCGTTGACGTCCATCCACAGGGCCGTCGCCTCGAGGATGGCAATGGTGGCGAGGCTGCTCCCCGCGGCCTGGGCCATGCCCTGGCCGAGGATCCAGAAGTCGATCGCGCTCGCCGTGATGCTGCCGCTCTCGGGGACCACGAGCGACCCGGTCGGCGTCGAGCCCCCGTTGCAGAGGTCCACACAGCCGTCGGTGTCGTAGATCATCGCGCCGTACTGCGGGAACGACACGGCGCCTTCGAAGTAGCCGCCGGCGCTGCCCACCAGGTCGGTCATGGCGGTGCGGTAGGCGCTGCCGGTCCCCGAGCTCACGCCGACCGTGGCGTTGGTCACCGTGAAGCCGGTATAGGCACCCGGGGATCCGATCATGGACGCGATCGCGACGTGCTCGAAGTTCAGCGCGGATCCCGAGCTCGCGGTCAGCCCGAGGATGGTCACGGCGTCGCCGACGCTGAAGTTGCCCAGCGCCTGGTAGGTCACGGTCGTGCCGTTGCCCACCGCCGAGGTCACGATCGCGGTCTGGCTCTGGCTGCAGCGGTACCAGTGCGTGGTCGCGGCGTTGTTGGCGTAGCTCTCCCAGAAGCCCGAGCTCGCCATCTTGTGCAGGCTGAGCTGCTTGAGGAAGTCCGAGGCGTTGACCTTGATCTCCCAGCTGCTCTGGGCCTTGATGACCGGGACGGCCGAGTCGATGATGCCGTAGAAGACCGGGTAGGTGATCGTCAGCCAGGTGGCCGTGACCTTGATCGGAAGCCGGGCCTGGATGACGTAGCCGCTGGCGTTGCCCGGGCTGGCGCCCCCGTTGTAGAAGAAGCCGGTGCGCCCGTTCACGCTCATCTCGAGCGTGCCCGCCTCCACCCGATCGAGGAAATGCTGCTTGCCGGACTTGGTCTTGAAGTCCAGGACGTGCTGGCTGCATTCGGTCCAGGTCTGGCTCAGGTCGTAGAGGCTCGAGGGGTTGAAGGCGATCTCCACCGAGAGCGCCGGCAGGGTCGGGACGAGGGTCAAAACACCCTCTGGTTCGGGACGACGCGGGGCTTGGGGCGCTGCGCGTACTTGCCGTAGCGATTCCCGGTGGCGCGCGCGGCGCGCACCTCGGCGTCGCGGACGGCCAGCGCGATCGCCGCGATGATCGCGGGGTTGTCCAGGAGCCCTTCGCCGAGTATCTGGCTGGAGATCTCGATCTCGATGGCGAGGTCCTGCTCGAGCCCGTTGTCGCCCGTGTTCATCGCGTCACCTTGACGTGCCAGGTGCTCGTCCCTCCGGGCCGGGTCGGGCCATAGACCTCGCCCCCGTGCTTCTCCTTGAGGATCTGCTCATTGCGCTTGCTCAGTGCGGCCGTGTCGGCGCCGGTGCTCGGATGAACGATCTTGCCCGTGAGCTCGTCGATCGCGGTGGCCAGGTCGTTGATCGGGTTCAGGTCGCCCCCGCTGGTGAGGACGTTGCCGACCTTCTTGCCGATCGCGGTTCGCAGCAGCAGGGAGGCACCTTCGAAGGCCACGACGCCGGCAGCGAATATCCCGACCGAGGCTCCGAGCGATGCGCCGCCGGCCAGCCCGGCCTCGCCGGCGAGTGCTCCTTCTCCGGCGACGCCCACGCCGCCCTCAGTCGCGGTGGCAGCGGTATTCGCGGCGATCTGGGCGAGCAGCCCGGTCTGGACCTTGGCATTGAGCGAGCCCCAGATCGAGGCCACGGTCGTGTAGAGCTTGTAGCCGACCGCGGTGGCGAAGAGCGCGCCGGCGCCGGCCATGAGGGCCTTCATGGCGTCGGGGTGCTTGTCGAGGTAGTTCATCGCCCCGATCAGGTCGTTGGCGCCCTCCTTCATGTACGGCAGGAGCTTCAGCCCGAAGCTGATCGCGGCGTTCTTGAGCCGCTCCTCGATGATCTTCATCTCATTGTCGAGCTGCTCCGCGGCCCTCGAGGCGGCCGTGTTCAGCCCGGACCCGCTGGCGTTGTTGGCCTTGGTGATCGTATCGCTCACGGAGTTGATGTTCTTGATCAGCGCCATGCCCGCGCCCACGCCGGTGGCGCCGAAGATCGCGGTGAGGTAGCGCTGGAGCTGCGGCAGGCTGCCGTCGGCCGTGGCCTTGAGGTACTTGAGCCCGTTCACCAGCCCGTCGGGCCCGGTGAAGGCGGCCTTGGTCTTGTCCGCGTTGAGTCCCACGCTCTCAAGGGAGAGCACCCAGGACGCGGTCTCGAGCGTGTTGCCCTTGGTGCTCGCCTTCAGGGTCTCCATCGGTCCCTGCAGGGTGCCGAGCTTGTTGACGAAGGTGGCGATCTGGCGGGTCTGGGTGATGCCGGCCATGGAGAACTCATTGGCCACCGCGACGGCCTCGCCGGCGCTCTGGTGGTAGGCGGCGAAGGCGGCGCCCACCTTGCCCTGCAGGAGGCTCACGACGCCGCTCAGGCCGCTCTCATTGCCCTTCAGCGCGATGGTCAGCAGGTCGGCGACCTTGGCGGCGCTCATGCCGGTGGTGATGCCCAGGTTCTGGGCGGCGATCAGCGACTGCGTGTTGTCGACGTCGGCGCCGCCGGCGATCAGGGTGAGCTTGGCCGCGGCCGCGACCGCGGCGTCCGCGCGGGCCCTCGAGTACCCGGCCGCCTCCACCGCGCCGTAGGCGGCGACGATGTCCTCGGCGCTCTGGCCGGTCTGGTCCGAGATCTGCAGGGAGGTGGTGCCGATGTGCTTGAGCATCGAATCGGTGACGTTGGTCGTGTTGCGGACCTTGTCCAGTGCCTCTTGGTACTTGAGCGCGAAGTCCGCTGAGATCGCGGTGATCGCCAGCCCGACGCCGATGACGGCCGTGGATGCCTTGGAGGCGAAGGAGCTGAAGCCGCCGCCGCTCTTGTCGGCGACGCCGCTGAGCTCCTCCATCTTCACGCCGGCCTCGTCGATCGAGGCGTTGAACTCCTTGGAGTCGGCCAGCAGGCTCACCACGACGGGCGGGAAGAAGGAGTCGAAGGCCACTAGCCCAGCGCCTCGCCGTAGGTGGTCTTGACGATCTCGCCGATCTCGGCCATGGAGTCCTTCATGCCCTCCTCGAGGTAGGGGAACGGCCGGCGGTTATGCCCGCGTCCCGCACCGGGCTGCGGCGATCCGGTGCCCGGCGGGTCGCTGCCCTGGGCTACGTACTTGCCGTGGATGATCGTCGGGCCCACCATGGCCATCGCGCCGCTCAGGCCGACGACGTCGGTCTCGAAGCCGATGTGCGCCACCAGGGATCCCGATCGCGACGTCGGGTCGGGCGGCACGGGCGCGTAGGCGCCGGTCTCGCGGTACCAGGGATTGCCGGTCTGCTTGGAGATGACCATGTCGCCGCCGAGGCGCGGGCGGAAGCGCTTCTTGGTGTTTCGCACCACGACGAGGGCGGCGTCGTTGACGATCTTCATGTTGGCCTCGGCGACCTTGAGCTTGGTCTTTTCGAACGCCGCGCGCAGGTCGTCGACGCCGGTCACCTCGAACTTGATCTCAATGCCCATTGCGGATCCTCTGAACGATCGAGTCGATTCTGAGCATCCATTCGATGGTCTCGATCGGCTCGCCGAGATATTCCTCATGGCTCATCCTAAACCGGGTGCGGTAGGTGTACTCGTCTATGCGCTCCAGCATCTCGGGTTCGAGGTCCGGTCCCTCGGCACCGAGGCGGAGCGCCGCCTCTAGCCGCTTGAGGACGTAGTAGCCGCTTTTGGGTCCGTCGCCCCGTCGACGCTCGTGTCGACCACGTTCTCCCACTCCTCATTGGCGACCAGGCAGAGCGCGGCGTAGGTCGCCTCCTCGAGCTCGAGCGCCTCGTCGGCGGTGATGGGGACGCCGTAGCTCCACTCGCGCACCATGGTGGCCACCAGGACCGGCTGGTAGGCCTCGAGCTGGTCGAGCTGCTTGTCGCTCAGGGTGGCGTAGGCGTCGAGGTTGGCGTCGTTGCGGATCGCGCGGATCTTCTTCTGGTCCTCCTCGCTGTAGGTGCCCATCAGCCTCTCGGGATCGAAGCCGGCCGCCTCGAGGGAGGTGTTGATGGCGTCGCGCACCGGCTTGGTGGCCGCCAGCATCGGGACGTAGAGCCGGTTCAGCGTGCGGGCCTCGCGTGCGGTGACCGTGGAGCGCGCCCTGATGTCCGCCCAGCCGCCGTCGGGTAGTTCGTGCCGTGTCATTATTCCCCTTTGTGTTGTTGGAACTACGAGCCGACGTAGGCCGTGGCCACTGCGTTCGTGGCGATGGTCTTGATCGGCGACCAGCCCGTGGCGATGGCGTCGGTCGTGTTGGCGATCGCGGTGTAGTCCGCCGAGACCTCGAGGTGCTTCTTGCCCCGCTCGATGACGGGGTTCTTGAACTGGACTGCGCTCATCTGCAGTTCGAGCGAGTGGCCCAGGTTCGGGTCGGTGAACACGATCGTCACCGGGAGCGGGAGGCGCACGAGGCCGGCGCCGGGCGTGGCGAGGTTCCACTCGGAGCCGCCGATGGTCAGCGGGTCGTCGATCTGGTCGACCACGAGGGTGATCTTGCCGGTCACGTCGACCGGGCCCGCGAAGACGTCGTAGGGATCGGCGCTGCCGCCGGCGTGGATGACCTCCGCCTTGCGGTCGATCTTGCAGGTGAAGGCCACCAGGGTCGTGACCGTGACGTCGTTGATCGTGGTCACGGTGTCCCAGGCCGGCACCAGCGGCTCGGTGCTGAAGGACGGCGTCGGCACGTCGGGATTCGTCGCCACGTCGCCCATGGCCTTGGCCGTGTAGGTCAGGGCCGCGTCGATCGCCCAGGTCAGCTCGAGGCTGTCGAGCTGCGCGCCGGTGATGAGGTTCGTGATCGCGCCGGTGAAGTCCCAGAGGCTCAGCGACAGCGGCTGGCTGCCCACGGTGTAGTCGTTGAGCAGCCCCTGCGTGTGCCCGTAGGGTCCGTCGCCGGCGATGGCGTCCGCGCCGCCCAGGGCCGCCTGGAGCAGGATCGGGAAGGTGTCCATCTGGACGTTGCCCTTGAGGTCGAACTCGCCGTGGCGCACGCCCTGGACCGAGTCGTAGGTCGCGACCATGGAGCCGCGCAGGGAGTCGTCGTCGAGCCAGGTGATGATCGCGGCGTACTTCGGCTCCTTGGCCGGGGTGTAGATCGGATCGGCCGCGGCCGTCCCACGCACCGCTTCGAGGGCGAGGCCCAGGAAGCCATTGGATACTGCGTAGCCCAGGGTCGTGGTCATGGTCTCTCCTTAGAGGGGTGGTTCGGGTGCGCCGCCGATGCCGAGGTCACCGATCAGCTTCTCGGCTTCGGCTTCGGCGTCCTTGAGCAACTTCTCGCCTTCGGCCTCCGCCTCGCCGATCAGCTTCTCGGCTTCGGTCTTGACGTCGCTCAGGACGCCCCCCGTGCCCGCTGCGGGCGTCGCGGGCGTCTCGGCGGTCTCCTCGGGTACCGCGGCCGTCTGTGGCGGCTCTGAGGGCTCTGAGGGCTCGCCCGTGGCAGTCTCCGCGCCGTTGCCGGCGGTGTCCAGGCCTGCGGTCTGCTCATTCACCACGGGCGATGGGGTCTCGGCAGCACCGGGGCTGTAGAGCTCGAAGTGCGCGTCCTTGGGATCGGCGGTGAAGTCGTAGACCTTGCCCGGTTCGGCCTTGACGGTCGTGCCGTTGCGGTTTTTCAGCGTCGGGAAGATCCGCTCGTCGGTTCCGGTGTAGCGGTATAGGGCCATGGCGACTCCTCTAGGTGCTGATCAGTTCGATCACTGCGATTGTAACCTCTGTGTAGACCTGGGTCGCGGACAGGCCCTCGCTCAGCAGCGTCGGGTAACTCGGGCTCACTTCGATGTCGATCGCGGATCCGAGCGGTCCCTCGCCCCACTGGAAGATCGTGCCGCTGCCGTCCCCGTCCGGGGAGGCCGGTGGCGAGCCGGTGCCGGCGGTGCGGTCGGCCTCGATCGCGGCGATCAGGGCGTCGAGGAAGGCGTCGTTGTCGACGTCGGCGTCCTCGGCCAGGTCCGAGCTCGAGCGCAGGTAGCAGTTGAGGGTCAGCGTGTAGGCCGAGCTCTTGGTCCCGCTGTGCGCGCCGCCGATCGCCATTCGGCCCCGACGGCTCTTGCCCAGGAACATGAAGATGACCGCGCCGGAGTCGAAGGAGCTGGACACGTAGCCCCCGCTCGAGGCGTCCGTGGTCGTGTTCGGGTAGGTGAAGGTCGCGGGCCCGGTGACTGTGATGGCGACGCTGCTTGCGTCGTAGCCCGGGACCGAGCAGCCGGCGATCGTGACGGCCATGCCGGTCTGCAATCCGTGGGCCGAGACCGTGGTCGCGGTGGCCGTGGTGCCGTCGCCGGTGGTTGAGTCGATGTTCGTGTCCTCGATGTTGGCGAAGGCCTCGTCCAGGGACTGCTTCTCGGGGTGCTCTACGACGCCGACCAGCAGCGGGATCGAGTTGTCGCCCCCGTTGGAGAAGGCCGACTTGCTCGTGAGGTAGGTGGCGAGGGCGTCGCGGACACTCGCCCGGCCCATCTAGGCCCGTCCCCAGGTCTTGCGGAAGGAGTCGAGCAGATCGTAGCCGTGGCCGTCCTCCTCGCGATGGCCGCCGCTCGTGCTCGGCGTCTTGGCCTTGCTCTGGCCCTGCTCCTGCAGGACGAAGCCGCCGACGCCGCGCTCCTTCATCTGGCCGACCACGAAGTGGATCGCGGCCTGGGTGATCTGGCGCGGGATCGCCGAGTAGCGGACGCCGGCCGCGTGGTCGTAGAGCAGTTCTGCGGCCAGGGGCACGCTGAGGCTCACGCCGTCCCAGGTGTCGGCGACCGTGACGTTCTCGAGCTGCAGGCCGTCGTAGATCGGGACGGTCTCGCCGATGAAGAGCCCGATCGTGTTGTCGACCTCGATCTCGCTGGCGCCGGCGGCCGCCGCTGCGGTGAGGAAGGCGTTGAAGAAGCCGTTCGTGTAGGTCCAGGTGCAGAAGAGCCGGCTCTGGGCGCGAAATCCCCCGAGCACCTGGCTGAGGCTGCCGATCGAGAGGCCGTTGCCGATGCCCTGGGTGATCTTGAAGCTGTCGCGCTCGATCCACACGTTCTGCGCGGTGCAGGGCACGCTGGTCTGGTCCCCGAGCTGCAGGCCGTAGTTGAAGGTGTTCACCGCGAGCACCGGCCAGAACTCGGGCTTGATGGCGATCAGACCGTCGCGGCCGATCGTGTACTCGCCGTTCTCGGTGTTGATGCTGCCGCCCATCGTGCCCAACGGCCCGACGCAGTAGTCGTCGACCTTCTCCGAGGCCAGGGCCAGCATGTCGGTGAGGACCAGGAGCTGGTCGTCGGTGCTGCCGCCCTTGACGAGCTTGGTGAAGTCCACCGCCGACGTGGCGACGTTGATCTTCACCTCCGCGGTCGTGGCGTAGGGGCGTCGGACGCCCTCCTGGGTCAGGAACGGGGCGATCGCCATCAGGCCATCTCGCTCTCGAGGATCGTGTCCTGGGACCCGCAGCGCCCGCACGTGGCGAACATCGCCATGAACTTGCATCGCGGGCACCAGTGGCCCTCGGCTTCGACCTTGCGGAGCGTCATGCCGGCCACAGCGAAGTCGCCGGTGGACTTGAGTCGTCGCGCCAGCTCCCCGTCGACGTGGAAGGCGCCGTCCTTCTGGCGCGTGAGCCGGAAGCCGTCGATGTCGATCTGCTTCATGCCCATGTCAGGTGCGAGCAGCTTGGTCATTGCATTCCCCTTTCTAGCCCAGGGCACCCAGGGCGCCGGCGGGGAATGTGCCGGCGCCCTGGGTCTGGGCTCGTCGCCTTAGTTGGTGACGATGTTGGTGATGGCGCCCGACCAGGCCGGTGCGGGGAACTCCACCGTGCCGTACTGGTAGGTGCTCAGGTCGTAGCTGAGCTGCATGACCGGCCACTCGAGGACCAGGAGGTCCTGGACGTTGACGACGCGCGCCGTCTGGGTCACGCCCGAGTCCGCGAACGGCAGCGTCAGGCTGTGCGCGAGCACGACGCCGAGCGGGTAGTAGGGGTGAACGATGATGTCCAGGAACTTGTCCGTGGTCTCGTTCTGGATCCCCACGACCGCACCGCCGACCGTGATGCCGTCGGCGCCCGTCTGGTACTCGAAGCGGTAGCCGTTCGGCGTGCCCTGGGCCTGGACCTGCTTGGCAAGAGCCCTGCGAACGCCGCCCGCCATGTACAGCACGTCGGGGTTCGCCTGGTTGATGCCGTACATGGTGCCGAAGAGCTCCTGGAAGTCCGCGCCCACTTCGCTGTCGCTGAGGACGGCGTTGAGGTCGAGGACCGTGGAGAGCGTCGGGTCCGTGAACGTCGAGATGAAGCCGTCGTAGCTCGTCGCCGAGTACGAGGCGTCAGCGGCAGGAACACCTGCAGCCCACACCACGAAGCTCGTCGGGCTCGCTGCGCCGGCACCCGTCGCGATGGCCGTGAAGCCTCGATACGTGGTCCCGGACTTCGTGACGTAGACGGCGATGCCGAGCGCCCCGACGGGCTGGTTGCCCGTGTAGGTGACGGCGACGCCTTCGCCGGCGGTCGTGTCCAGTGAGGCCTCCGCCGAGATCGCGTCCGTCTCGCCCATGGAGCTCGCGAACGTGTAGTGGATCGCGGCGCCCGTCAGGGAGGGGAGTCCGGATCCCGTGACGCTGGAGTCCACGCTGGCCGCGCTGCCGCTGACGCCGCTGACGTCGAGGGCGGTGGAACGGGCGTTGGCCAGTTCCCTCTCCTCGCCGAGCAGGTGCGCCCACATCGCTGCGGTGTGGCTGAGCTGGCGGATGTCGACGAAGCCCTGGCCGGCGAACTGCGCCTGCATGCTGGCCGAGTCCGAGATGCCCATCTCCACGAAGGACTTCACGACGCGGTCGGCCGCGTAGCCGATCTTCTTCGGCCGGTTCAGCGTGACGGACCCGAAGGTGTCGCTCACGGTGGCCGAGGAGAAGGAGATCGAGCGGTTCGCCACGCCGCCGGTGCCGGAGTTGGTCACTCCGAGGATCCGGCGGTATTCGTGGGCCTCGCCCTGGCTCGTGATGCGGGCCGTGGAGTTGCGGTGGATCAGGGACCGCGGGACCAGCATCGCGAGTGCCGGGTCGAGCGAGTAGGGCACGAGGCCCATTTCGCCGTAGGGCACCGTGTTCAGCGGGTTCGTGATCGTCCAGTCCTTCTGGATCTGCTCCACTTGCTGGAGGGCCTGGATGACGCCGGCGACCTGGTCACCGGAGTAGCCCTTGCTCAGGCGGCTGACGAGCGCGTTGGCCATCGCGGCCGGGCTCTCCATGCGCGTGAGCACCTTGCCCTGCCCGCCTGCGCGGGCGCCGAACTGGATCTCACCTCGGGCGACGCCTTCGCGCGCGTCCTTGATGCAGTCGGCCATGACGGTCTTGTAGAGGTCGAATCGAGCTTCGCGCTCGTCCTGGCTCTGCAGCCCGTCAAAAAGTTCGTTGAGAACGCCTTTCATGGCGTTGCCCCTTTCGATTGGTTGATGGTTGGTGGTGTCTTAGACGCGTTCCAGCGCGTCCGCGTCTCGGCTTGCCTTGGCGGCCTTTCCGATGTAGTAGCGCTTGCGCTCAGGGTCCTCCAGCACGTTGGCTGCGTCCATGAACTTCTGCGCCTCGACGCGGAGCTTGTCAGCTTCGTCGGACTTCATTTTCTGGGCAGCGGTGGACCGGAGTGCCGGCCCCCCAGGTGCGGACATCTCCTCGACCGTCGCAAGGCGAGCCTCTAGCGCCGTGGCGCCCTCTGTCGCTTGCTTCAGCAGAGCGGTGAGCTCCACTACCTCCCCAAGGCCCAGCGCCTTGACGATCTCTGTGCGCGCTTCGCTGCGCTGCTCGTCGGTGGCACCCTCGTCACCGGCAATCTTCAGGAGCTCGGGCTTGACACCGAGGCCTACGAATACGTTCATTTCTTCTCCTTCATCGGGCTTGTCAAAAGGTCCGGGCGTCTCGCCCTCCCAGGCCTCGTGCTGCCACCAGCTCGTGAAGATGCTGATGCAGTTCATGAGGTCCTCGATGTCCCAGCGCTCGTCCTCGCCGCTGGCCATCTCCTCGAGCTCCTGGCTCGCGCAACTGATCAGGCCCGACAGGATCGCCTGCAGGCAGGTCGGGTCGTGCATCCACTCGTCGGGCGTCGCGCCCTTGGTGACTACGCGCATGGCCGTGAGGGCCTCGGCGAGCTTGACGAGCTCGGGCGTGCCGGCCTTCCAGTCGTCGGGGATCAGGTTCGAGCACCCGAGCGCCTTGGCGCGGGCCTTGATGTGCTTCTTGGCGGCCGCGGGGTCCTTCGCCCGGCCGATCGACTGGATGGCGTTCTTGACGTCCTCCTCGTCCTTGATCGGGAAGCCGCCGTTGGGGAGTGCCAGGCCCTGGGCGGCCATGTCCTTGCGCTCAGCGTCGGAGTACTTCTTCTTCTCGATGTCGGGGAACAGCGCCTTCTGCAGGTCGCTCCAGGTCGCCTTCTCCTCGAGTGTCCAGCCGAACTCGTCGGCGACGTCGATCTTCGCGGCCACCGTGCCGGTGCCGTCGCAGTCCGGGCATTTCGTCGAATTGCCCTTGATCTTGCCCGTCCCGTCGCAGGTCGCGCAGTCCTTCTTGGCGGCCTTGGCCACGAGGCCGGTCCCGCCACAGGAGGTGCAGGCCTCGTCGTTCGCGATCCCGGCCGAGCAGTCCGGGCACGGCTGCGCGGTCTCGACGACCGGAGGCTCCACGGCCGGGTCGGTCACGGGGTTCGCGCCGATGACGTCCAGGCCATCGGGCGCGCCGGCCTTGGTCACCAGGCCCAGCACGTCGATGCCGTCGACGGTGGTCATCTTGCAGATGTCCATGAGCGCGGTCGGGTTGGCCGGCCGGTCCACGAGGCTGACTTCGACGATGTCGCCCTTGATGATCCGCCCGCCCGGCGCCGAGGCGTCCTTGACGACCACGGCGTTGGCGATCCCGATCGAGTAGCCCTTGTAGACGCGCTTCTGGCACTTGAGGATGGAGTCGGCGTCGACGATGTTGGACTTGAGCCACCAGCTCTGGTCGACGTCCTCGAGCTCGAAGCCGATGCCGGCCGCGATCGGCTGGTGCATGGCGCGGACGTTGCCGGCGGACTTGAGCCACGCGGGCATCGCCTCGGCGAGCCAGTCGGGATCGCAGATCTGCTGATCGAGGTCCAGGTCGGGTCCGGTCGCCTTGCCCCACACGTCGATCGTGCCGTCGTCGCGGCTCTTGATGAGGATGTCCCCGACGTACTTGTGGATCAGCTCCATCGCATGGCCTTTCGTCCCGCTCGAAACTGCTCCTCGCGGTGAATGATAGTTGGTCGGCTACGACGTGACGGGCATTACCAGGCACCGGCAGTTCGGGTGCCCGGGGGGAACGTCGTCGCTGAAGTCGTGCGGGTTCGCCGCGGTCTCGTCCTCACAGTCGTCGCAGGCCTCGGCGTAGTCGTCCCAGTCCCACGCCGTGGCGCCGGCGCTCTGGTACTGGTCGACGCTCGCGGTGTTGCAGCCTCGGGTGGTCTCGGTCACGGCGATCGTGGCCGCGCGGGTCGCTGCCGCGATGCCCTCCTGCGGTGCGCCGGCCTCGCCGAGGAGCTCAACGATCCTGGCGCGCGCCTCCTTGTCGCCCAGGCCCTCGCTCATGGACTGCGCGATCGCGTCGGCCATCCGGTCCTGGGTCGTGGCGTCGATGCCCTTGATGGTCATGCCGGCGTGCTCGAGGAGCGCGCGCATCCCCCCGCCGGCCACCTTGAGCGCGGCTGCGGGATCGCCCGGCGTCCAGGAGTCCCAGAAGTCCGAGCTGTAGCCGGCGACCACCTGGCCGATGCCGGCCGCGACGTAGGCCGCGTCGCCCATCTGCTCGATGCCGGCACGGGTGCCCTGCAGGCTGGCGTCGCCGTAGAGGTTCGTGAGGAGGTCCTGGAGGGGCTGGGGGTCGCTCGAGACGTGCTGGCTGATGGCCTGGCGGGCGAGCTTCTTGTTCGCGTCCTCGAGCGCGCCCTTGGTGACCTGCTTGTCCGGGTGCGCCAGGGCCTCGTGAACCGCGCCGTCGATCCCGGTGTACATCTCGGCGATCGCCTTCTTGATCAGCGGCGCGTAGTGGTTCTCGATCTGCTTTCGCATCGCCTCGAAGGGATGCGCGGCCGCCTTAGTAGCTGAATTCCCTCGGCCTTTTGGGTCGTCGCTGACCGGCGCACCTGCTTCCACTCGGGCGGCCTTGTTGAGCTCGCCGGCCATCCGGGCGTTGACGTAGCTGAACTGGAAGTCGCGCCAGGTGGACTTCTTGTTGGTCCGGAGGCGCTTGAGCTCCTTGGCGCGGTAGCGCTCGAACTGGTTGAGCTCATTGAACGCCGCGGCCATCTTGGCGGCCTCGTCGCCTACTCCGCCAGCTTTCGGCGGCCCGCCTTCACCGGGATCCGCTTGGTTGCCAGGTGGGCCGTCTTGGTCCCCTTCGCCTTCGGTGCTGCCTTCTTCTTGCTCACTGGGCTCTCCTTTGGTGCCGGTGGGATCGCCGGCCTCATTCAGCGCAAGCATGCCCTGCAGGAACTGCGCCGGGCTCGGGCTGACGATCATGGGCGAGTCGGCCTCGGGGAACTCGTAGGGCGTGCGCCCGGCGTCGTCGCGCTGCTCATTGAGGGTGATGAAGCCGCTGTTCACCGCGATCTGGTCGGCCTGGTTCTGGGCCAGCTCGTCCTTGACCGAGTCGTTGTCGCTGAGGATGCAGGTCACGTTGACCGTGCCGTCGAGGTAGCGACGGTTGAGCGAGTTGATGACGTCCTGGAAGAACTCGAGGTCCGGGATCTGGCTCACGACCTCGGCGCTCTGGGCCTCGCCGTCGCTCATGTTCTTGCCGCCCAGGCCGCTCTTGGGCGTCACGTTCAGCGCCGTCGGGGTGACGCCGAAGGGTGCCGAGAGCCGCTTGATCAGGAACTCGTCCCAGTCCGTCTTGTACTTCTCCGCCTCTTGCTGCATCTGCTCGGGCTCGAATCCCGCCGGCAGGAGCTTGACGTTGTTGCGCTCGCGGTTCTGGCCCCGGAGCTGGTCGTTGAACATGCGCTCCCACTGGGCCATCTTGAACGGGTCGTCGCCGCCCTCGAGGCTGGTTTTCATGAAGGTCTTGGGCGTGGCGCCCAGGCGGTACTGGTCGAGGAGCCACTTCTGGCGCTCGAGGTAGATCGCGGCCCAGGGCAGGCACATCTCCACGGCGCTGTAGCCGTAGAGGCTGTCGGTGGACCTGTTCTGGACGAAGTAGCTGAGCTGGTCCTTGATGTAGTCGCCGGGGATGTTCCTGATGCCCTCGTAGAAGACGCCGTCGTCGACCGGGCTGGCCTGGTACTCGCCGCGCGGGAAGCCCCAGAGGATTTGCTGATAGGCGGGGAAGGGCGGCTTGGGGATGTCGCCGCGATTGTCGAGCAGGCACTTGATCGTCGGGCTGTCGATGATCTCGAAGCCGATGACCTTCTTGGCGAGGTTGTAGCGCGGGTAGACGGGGACGCCGTCGTAGCGGTAGTGCTGGTTGCCGAACTCGGTCACCCACTCCGAGAAGCCCCGGTCGCTCTGCGGGTAGGGGTTCTCCCAGAAGTCCGTGAGGCGCTGGATCTCGAGGGCGAACTCCTCGCGGCCGAGGCGTGCGGCCTTGGCCCTCGAGCACTTCTCGCGCTGCATGATGTCGCTGATCGCCCGCTTGGAGACCGAGAAGGTGAGTTCCATCTTGACGAGCTCGCCGATCCGGATCTGGATGCAGCGCGCGATGACGTCGCACTGGATCGCCAGCGAGCGCAGCACCGACCAGGGCGTCTGGCGGGCGGTGAGGTTGAGGTTCGTCCCGACCTCGTATTGCTGCTTGCGCGGGAGCGCCCGTCCGGTGGCCGGGTCGACGACGTCGATCGGCGCCGGCAGGAAGGGGTCGGCCGGCCCGAGCGGATCGTTGAACATCTCGTCCACGCGCGGCAGGGGCAGGTAGAAGAAGCCGGTCTGGGCCTGGCTCGCGCCGATCGAGGTCTTGGGCGCCGGCGTCACCACTGGCACGTTCACTACGGCTGTCGGAACCGAGGATCCGGCCAGTGGCGTGCCGGCAAGGCTTGGGCCCTTAAGCGCGTCCGCGTGGCCGCTCTTGTAGGCCGCGATGATCGCCTCGGCGAGGTCGCCGGTGCTCGGCGCGTCGTCGTGGAGCCCGTAGGGAGGCGGTGGTCCGTGCAGCGCCATTTAGGCTACCGTCGATCCGTGGCCTGCGAGTCCTTCACTGAGCATTCGTGGCGTGTCACTCATGAGGGCATCTTCACCTGTTCAGATTGTGGACTTTCGGACTTCAGTGTAACTCGCGTCATCCACGAACTCCGCGACTGCTCAGATCGGCTGCTCGGCATCGAGGGCCTCGAGGGAGGGCTCGAGTGCACCGCCGCAGTACGCGCAGACGGTCGCGTTGTTCGGATTCGGGTTGTGGCAGGCCGGGCAGTCCGGGGCCAGCAGGGCGAAGTACTTTTCCGCGCCGCTCCCGCGATTGACGTTGAGTTTGACGACGGCGTGCACCAGCGCGTCGACCCGGTCAGGTGACTTGGGCGTGACGTCGGGCACCCACTGGAACATCTGGAGCTCGAGTTCGTTGAGCTCCCCGAAGTGGCTCACGCGCCCCTGCTCGTAGAGCCCCACGACCGGGCCCGCGCGGAGCTGCTTGCCGCGCATGGCGTCGACGCCCTCGAGGTGGAGCGTCGTGTCGACGTTGCGGATGTTCTCCAGGACCAGGTCGTAGGCGCCGGTTTTCTCCGCCACCAGCCAGTCGGCCTTCCATCGGTGGTAGGCGTTGACGGCGATGTTGGCCCACTGCAGGGGCGTGTAGCGGCCGCTGAGGTCCTCCATGACGTAGACGCGCCAGTCCTCGCCCAGCCCCACCACGATGATCCCGGTGAGGTCGCTGTCGGGCCCTGAGGTGAAGGCAGGGTCGACGCCGACCACGATCTTTCGCATGGTCGGCAGCTTCTTGACGCGGTAGGGCTCGACCATCGTCCGGTTCCAGAGCGCCCCTTCCACCAGCTCGAGGACCTGGCCGTAGAGCTCTTGCTGCTCGAGGGCGGTGCCGGCGTAGGTGATCCGCATCTCCTCGAGGGCGGCGGGGTCGAGGTTGCGCGCGTTGTCGAAGATCGAGCCGCGGGTGATGTGGATCCCGCGGTCGGTGCGCTTGTTCCACTCGATGATCATCTTGATCGGCTTGGGCGTCGTGGTCACCACGGCTCGCGGCCGGTGCGGCTTGGGCAGGACCGCGCGCAGCGCCGGGAAGAGCCCCTCGTGCCAGGTCTCCCACGGGTAGGGCCACTTGGCGATCTCGTCGGCCCAGAGCCCGGAGAAGGTGAACGACCGGCCGGCGTCCTTGTTGTCGGCGCCCAGCATGTGGATCTTCTGGCCGGTGCCGAAGAGCAGGTACCACTTGGACTTGTTGTAGAGGTATTCCTTCTCGCCCGGATCGTTGGTGACTTCTGTGTAGCCCAGGCGCTCGAGCACCCGCAGGATGCCGGCGGGCCCTTCCACGCAGGCCGTCCTGGTCTCGTCGAACTTGCGCGCGATGATGCCCCACTCGGTCGGTGCCCCGTCGCGATCGACCGGGATCTTGATCACCTGGTCGATCAGCCATTCGGCCGCGGCCCTGGTCTTGCCGAAGCCGCGGCCGGTGAGGATCAGCCACACCAGCCAGGAGCCGATCGGCTCGAACTGCTCGGGGCGTCCGACGAACCACCACGGCTTGGCGGCGAGCTGCTCGAGGGCGGCCGTCCCGAGGTCGAGCTCGACCTGGCTGATCCACGCAGCGATCTCCTCGGGCGTCTTGAGAGCGACGCGCTCGGCTAGGGACAGGCTCACGCTGTCAGATTACGCGAGGCGTCCCGTCTCGGGACACTTCCATGCGCCGCACCGTGATCGTGCTCGGGATTCCCATCACCGTCAGCGTGTGGCCGATCTTCTCGTAGCCGACGCCGGCCTTTCCGTGGTGGGTCACCCACCACTCGGCGGTGGCGAAGTCCACGCAGACGGCCGTGACCAGCCCGGTCGTGATCTCCTGGACGGTGACGAGGGTCGGCAGGTCGGGCGTGACCTCCCGGTTGGTGCCGCTGGGGAACCGGCGGATAGTGGTCTCCGTGATCTCCTCAGCCATGGCGCTCCTCCAGGTGCTCGATTACGGGACTGAGGCGCGGGTCGCGGTAGCTCATCGGGCGGTCCAGGAGCGAGACCTGGGTCACTCGGCCGTCGGTGATCCGGCCGCTGTGCGCCACCTCGTCGGTGATGTCGACCTTGGCGTTCTGGATCCCGATGCCCAGGCCAGCGTAGATGCCCGAGGTGATCGCCTTGCGGGCCTTCTCGGTCAGCGCCACGACGGTGCCCTCGGCGCCACGCTCGTCGTAGGTGATCTTCGAGCACTGGGCCTCGGGATCTCCACGGAAGTCGATCGTGACGTAGCCGCCGCCGGCCATCCACCTGTCGAGCTCTCGCTTGAGCCACTCGGGATCCACGCGCTGGTTGTCGAGGTCGACGCCGTACTCGGCGATGTAGGCGGTCAGCTGGACGTACTCGGCGTCCTGGTCGCCTCCCACGCCGCCAGGGCGCTGAGCAGTGAGCTCGGGCTCGTCGCTGCCCTTAGCGCGTTTCCGGTTCCCCATCATCATTCCCCTTTGCTTGGTCGGTCTCTTTGATCCCGTCGGCCTCGAGCTGGTCGCCCAGTTCCCCGAGGAAGCCCAGCACTGCGGCGCGCGGGTCGATCGCGATCGCCGTCGGCTTGCCCTCGGCGTCGTAGGGCCCGGTGAGCTGCGTGCGCCGGCCCCAGCGGTGCGGCTTGGAGCGTTCGAGGTACCAGGCCTTGGCCTGCCAGCTCGGGTCCGCGCTAATCGCTCGCAGCGCCACGATCTCGGCTTGGCCCTGTGCCTTTTCTACGGACTCGGCAAATTGGGTGAGACGCTGGCGCTTTAGATTGTCGTCGACCGACATCAATTCGAAGTCGCTCTCGTCCATCTCGTCGTACTGGCGAGCCTGGCTCAGCCAGTCGTAGTAGGTCGATTCGTGTATCCCGACGTAGCTGCAGACCGTCACGACGTAGTGCCCCTCGCTGAGGAGCGCGCAGATGGTGTTGGTCAGTTCCGTGGTCAGGATGCTGTGGCGTCCGCGCTTAGCCATTGGCTGGTCCTTTCTGGGCGTCGATCGTGCCGATGCTGATCTCGAGGATGTCCGCCTCGTCGATCACCAGGGCGCCGTCCTCGTCGTAGTGGTTCTTCTTCACGTTCAGTCTCATCTCCACGCCCGGTGCCGTCGGAAGCGTGATCTCGTAGGGTGGCGTGTGGTTCGCCTCGTCCTCGCGTCGAAGACGCTCAAAGCGGGCCCTGATCGCCGGCGGCGTCTTCTCGGGGTCGAGGGGGAAGTCGAGGGGCTTGACGATCTCCATCGCTGCGTGGCTCAGCACCCAGACCTCGTCCTTGCCGCACTGGCCGCAGGTCACGCACAGCTCGCTCAGTGAGATGATCGGCCAGCTGTACCAGTCGTGGCGCCCGAGCACGCAGGAATCCACGACCGTCGGCCAGACGATCAGCTCGTGCTCGTCGCTCATAGCTCCTCCAGCGGGTTCAGGATCATGGCGTGCGCCCAGTGCAGGGCCTCGGCGCTGGTGGCGTAGCCCTCGCGGACCACGCTGCCGTCGACCATCACGTCGTAGGTGCCGGCGCCCGTCTTGACGACCGAGTAGTTCTTGTGGGTCCAGAACTCGCTCTCCCCGTGGATCGCGTGGTTCCAGGCCAGCGGCTTATTGGTCATGTGTGCCATCGGTGTCCTTTCTTGGGACAGCGTACTGCGCCCGCTCGCCGGTCAGGTTCTCCCAGCGTGCGACGACGACGTCGACGTACTTCGGGTCGCTCTCGATCAGCCGGGCCGAGGCGCCCAGGAGCTCGCAGGCCACCATCGTGGATCCCGATCCCGCGAAGGGGTCGAGCACGATGTCCGCGACGCCGACGTTGTTCTCGAGGGTCCGGGCGATCAGGCGCACGGGCTTCATGGTCGGGTGCTCGGCAGAACGCGCCGGCTTGTCCTCGCGAACGACCGAGCTGGTGGCGCGCATCTCCTCGAGGATCTCCACGAGCTCCTCCTTCTTGAACTTGGCGAACGCGGTCTCGTCGTCGAGCACGGTGGCCCTGGTGCGTGGGCCGTGCCAGGTGTGGGCCGCGCCCGGGCGCCAGCCATACAGGATCGGCTCGTGCTGCCAGTGGTAGTCCTGGCGGCCGAGCACGAAGGTGTTCTTCACCCAGACCAGGCACTGCTTGAGAAGCCAGCCCTCCTCGGTCATGGTTCGCCGGAAGACGCCCCCCCCCCGTATCGGAGTGACAGACGTAGATCGCGCCGCCCAGCTTGGTCCAGCGCAGGGTGTTGGCGAAGAACCTGCGCAGGAACGCCTCAAAGGCCGCGGTGCTCTGGTTGTCGCCGGCGATCGTCAGGGCGTCCTCGGTGCCCCCGACGTAGTTCACGTTGTAAGGCGGATCGGTCCAGACGGCGTCGGCGTTGTCGCCCTGCATCAGGGCGGCGTAGGTCGCGGGGTCGGTGGCGTCGCCGCAGATGATCCGGTGGCGTCCGAGGGTGACGACGTCGCCCAGCACGGTGGTGGGGAGCGCCGGCAGGGGCGGGACGTCGTCGGGGTCGGCCAGCAGGACGTCGGGCGGTGGTCGCAGCTCGTCGAAGCCGAACTGGACCGTGTCCCAGCCGTTCGCCTCGAGCTCCCAGCGGGTGGCCTCGAGCTGGGGCAGGAGCCATTCGCTGAGTTCGGCGGTCTTGTTGTCGGCCAGCGCGAAGGCGCGGGCCCGGTCGTAGTCCCAGTCCTCGGGGACGCGCACGATCCACAGGCTCTCCATGCCCAGCTCGCGTGCGGCGATCAGGGTGCCGTTGCCGGCCACCACGACGTTCGGGCCCCAGACGACGATCGGCTTGACCTGGCCGAAGGCCTCGAGCGATCGCATGAGCTCGGGGATTCCCAGCTCGTGGCCGCGAGCGTTGTTCGGGTCCAGGGTGAGGTCGTGGATGCTGATCGGCTCTGGGATCACGAGGCGAACTTGTGCGCGACGCAGACCGGGCAGGTGCGCGCGGTGCCGAGCTCGTGCGGCTCGTCACCGATCAGGTTCGGGCAGGTCTCCTTCTCGGGTGCCAGGTCCGGGGCGGCGTAGTAGGCGTCCGCGGCCACGCGCATGCGGTCCATCGCCCGGTTGACGATGTTCTGGGCCTGGTCGAAGAGCAGGAACTCGTCGGTGTTCTCGGTGAGCAGGTAGCCGCGGGTGGCGGCCGCGAGGATCGGGCCGCAGAGCGCCATGATCCGGCAGACGTCCTGGCTGGCCGAGCTGATCTCGGCCTGGGCCTCCTGAAAGGCGACCGACGCGGTGGCCTCGGCGATCTCCTGGTCTAGCTGGTCACTCATGGTGCCTCCTTGGGGCAGTCGGCCGAGTCGTTGGCGGTGTGCAGCCAGCGCGGCGTGGATCGGCATTCGCAGGCCCTATCGTTGCACACGTCGTCGTTGAGACGCGTCTCTGCGCCGCAGGCGGGACACGGCTGCGTGGTCTCCCGTGTGGTTGCCTTCGCCTTCGCGGCCAGGTGGATCTTGGTCTCCACCTCGCCGCGGGTCAGGGTGCAGACGACCGTGCTGTCCTTCCAGGTGGCCATCTCCTCGTCGGTCATCCGGAGCGTCCAGTGCTCGGCGGGTGGTCGGCCGCAGTCGGGGCACTGATCGGTCGCGAGGACGAACTGCGCGCACGGGCAGTCGTCGCAGCCGTAGGGCGCTCGGGCGTGCCAGTGGCGGACGCCTCCGCAGGTGCAGCGATCGAGCTCGGGGCTCGGGCCCGTCGGGTAGTCGGGGTGCGCGGTCATGGCCGCAGCTCCACGATGGCGTAGACGACGGTGCCCCAGGCCGCGATCGCCATCAGGGCCAGGACGATCGTGAGGCGGCTCATAGGGCGCTCGAGATCGGGCTGGCGCTCAACGTCGCGTGGACCTGGGCCTTCGCGACGTCCAGTGTCGCGAGCGCGATCCGCTCCTCGTCGGTCCAGTGACCGTCGCGGGTCATGAACCAGTCAGCGTGCTTGAGAAGGCGCTCCGCCTCATCGTGGTGCTCGTGAATCTTCATGCCTTCACCTCGCCGTCCTCGATCGTGAAGCCCACGGCGCCGCTCTCGTCGACGCGCTCGAGCCACACCTGGAAATCCTGGTCCTTGGCCATCTCGGCAATCACGGCCATGTTCTCGCTGTCGAGCAGGCTGCCGTCCGAGACGCGGATGATCCGGATCGTCGGGTTCAGCGCCATGGCCATCGCCAGGGAGACCCGGAGCTGCTCGGCGCCCGAGCACTGCTTGAACGGGATCCCCTGGTAGGTCACGCCCTCCTCGTCGAAGCCCAGGCCGTCGATCGGCAGGGCGGCCTCGGCGATCGCTGCCTGCTTGGTCTGGTCCAGGACCTCGATCGAGGCCGTGGCGGCCGCGGCCTGGTTCAGGCAGTGGTTCCGGCGATCGGTGGCGGCGTAGCGCAGCTTCTTCGTCCGCACGAAGGCGTTGACGGAGCTGATCCTGGCCAGTTCCGCGGTCGTGTCGATCGGCTCGGGGATGGTCTCGGGGATCTCCTGGGCCAGGCTCGCCAGCAGCTCGTCGAAGGACGCGATCTGGGCCAGGCACTGCTCCCTCGCTGCCTGCGTGGCCTCGATGCGGTCCCTGAGGGCCCCCAGGCGGCTCAGTTCGGTGAAGTTGGCGTCCTGGGCGGCGATGAGCGCCGCGGGCGAAATCTCCTCATCTGGCGTGTCCTCCGGGACGTCTGGCAGCCCTGCCAGCACTCCCTCGGCGTCGCGCAGCTGGCGGTTGGTCTCGGTGCGCTGGTCGAACAGGGCCGCGCGCTTGCGGTCGAGCTCGTCGATGTCGATCCCAACGTCGACCGCCTCGAGCAGGACCCGGCGCTGCTCACGCGGCGCCATGCCGGCGAAGGCCAGCGGGTCGAAGGAGAGGGCGCCGAGCTTCTCGTCGAGGAACTTCTGGGGCGAGTTGTACTTCGCGCCGTCCTTGCTCACGACGCTCAGGGTGCTCTTGTCCTCCTCCCAGACGCGCTTGATCGTGAAATCCCCGAGGTCGAGGGTCACCGTCGCGCGGTGCTCGCCGTCCCTGATGGGCTTGGTGGTCTCTCGTGCCGCGGCCGCGCCGCCCAGGGCGAACCAGATCGCGTCGAGCACGCTGGTCTTTCCCTGGCCGTTGCGCCCGCTGATCACGACGACGTTCGTGTCCGGCTCGATCTCCACCGCCCGCAGGCGCTTGAGGTTCTCGGCCGTTAATTTGATGACTTTCATGTTGCTCCTCGCTTCGGTACTGCCTTGTCGGTGATCCTAGTCCCAGTCTGGGACACACGCAACTATCCGAGGGCCTGCTTCTCCACCTCGCTCAGGACGTAGCCCTGGCTCTCGAGGAAGATCAGGTAGTCCTTGTCCGCGGCGCTCAGGCGCCGGCCGTCGATGGTGTCCTCATGCTCGTCGATGAGCCGCTCGAGCAGGGCGCAGAAGGCCTTGTCGACGCTGAGGTCCTTCGCCGTCGATCGGCCCTCGCTGTAGAGGCCGTTGTCCAGGATGTCGACCAGGACGAACCTCTTCGCCGCGGCGTCGAGCCTGTGCCTGGCGTGTTGGCGGGCCCACTCGTAGCGGACGGAGGTCGCCGCCTCCCAGGCCTCGGCTCGCGCCGCCTCGAGCGCCCGGTTCGCCGCCTCGGCGGCTGTGTCGACCTTCACGGGCTCCTCGCGAAGGTGCCGGCTGAAGGTTCGCTCCGGCTTCGCGCTCAGTTTGTGCCCGTTGGCCTTCCAGTTGGTGCACCAGTACTGGGCCGTCGGCGCGTTGGAGCTCCAGGACGCCGCGGTGATCATGGCCGCGTGGCCGGGACACGTCTTGTGCGTCGCCAGCGTGAGCTTCTTGCCCGCCGAGGTCGTGAGGTTGACGATCGGCTCGTGCTCGATCGGCGGCCCGTGCCAGTCGAAGTTCTTGAGGATCGGGGTCGCGCCGAGCCTCTCCTTGATCTCCTTCATCTGGCGCTCGCGCTTGTGGCGCAGTTCGATCTCGGCGATCGCGTGATCCAGCCGGGCGGGCTGGTACTGCAGGGTGTACTCGATCGTCGCGAGGTCCTTCTTGACGTCGGCGTAGGTGGCGAGGGCGGCTTGCTGGATGATCGTCAGCGGGTGCTGGTCGGCCAACTTTTTGGCCTTGGTCCGGATCTCCTTCGGGGCCGCGCTCAGGGCCTTGGCGGCCTTCACCTCGTGGTCCCTGATCGAGAGGGCCTTGGCGATCTCCTCGTCGCTCACCTCGAGCCCCGCTAGGCGCCCGACCGCGTCCGCGAGGTCGCTCGGGGTCAGGTCGACGCGGCTCGTGTTCTCCGCCAGTCCCTGGAGGGCCTCGTGCGCCTCGGAGGAGGTGCTGGCGACGATCGCCCCGATGGACGTCCACCCGAGGCCTTCGGCGGCCGCCAAGCGTCGGTGGCCGCTGATCAGCAGGTAGTTCTCGGATCCCTCGAGCTGGCGCACCAGGATCGGCACGAGCTGGCCCAGGCGCTCGAAGCTCTCGGCGAGCTCGTCGACGCGGGTCATGACCTTCCGGGCGTCGAGCGGATTGACCTTGATCAGGCCGACCGCGATGTCCTGGACGGAGCCCAGGGTGGTGATGGTGCTCATGATTCCCCCTTCTCTGACGGCACGATCTGCGCTCGTCGTCGATCTATCGCGCCGACCCAGGCGCAGAGAACGGCCTGGCACTGGATCAGCTCGGCGCGCAGGAGGCCATCGTCCGCCTCGGCCAGGGCTTCAAAATACTCCTCGGTCAGGATCTTCTCCCAGGTGGTGGTGCCGTCGAGCTCGGAGGCCTGGCAACGGAGCCGGGAGTACTCGCGCATGGCGAAGAACTCAGGGGCGCCGGTGCCGTCGGGCCAGTCTTGCTGCCCCCACTTCTCGTCCTGGCGCCGGCGCTCGGCACGGACCTCCTCGAGGATCGTCTCGTCGCTCACTCGACGATCTCCCTCTTGGCCTTGTCCAGCATCATCCGGTGGCCCGACTTCTGGATCTCGTACTGCTCCTTGAGCTCGGGGTGGTCGGCCAGCAGCGCCTTGGTGTCCACGCTCACGCCGTCCTTGGTTTTCTTGTAGGTGACCAGGGTCTTGCCGTTCCAGGTCAGCGCCTCCGCCTCCCCGACCATCAGCGCGAGCTTGGCGTAGAGCTTCTTGGCGATCGCGTCGGTCTCGTCGCTGAGCGCCTTGGCCTCGTGCCAGTCGTAGTAGACGCTGAGCTCCTCGCGCGTCATGGCGATCGACTTGCCCTCCACGCTGTTCGGGTACATCGCCTTGAGCGCCGCGAAGGTGGCCGGCGAGCCGTCGGGCTCGGGCGGCTCGTCGCGCTCGACGAATTCCCAGAAGGAGAATTCCTTCTCCTCGAGCTCGGCGACATCAGTCTCGTCGTAGATGCGGTGGCGCACCACCAGGCCGGCGTCGTCGCGCTCGATGTCGGTGCCGCCGATGAGCGCCGCGAAGACGACGTTGTCGATGCCGGTCACGGCGCAGTAGTGCAGGCCCTGCAGGGCGTAGTTGTACGGCACCCCGTCGTCCTCCCACTCGTAGGTCGAGCCGCGGCTGGTGATCGCGCCGGTCTTGATCTCGAGGATCGACACGACGTTCGGCGGTGGCGTCTCCTCGAGCCAGTCGGTGACGCAGCCCACACCGAGCGGGTCGATGCAGATGACGAAGTCCAGGTTCGCCAGCATGAAGGTGAACGCGGTGCTGCGAAGCATCACCGGCCAGTTGTAGACGGCGACGCCGTAGGCCTCGGCGTAGGCCTCGGCGATGGTGCGCTCGAGGCGGTGCCCCCAGTTCGTGGCCCTCGTCGATCGGTCGCTGCGCTCGCGGCCGGTCTTTTCCGCCCAGAGGCTGAAGCGGCTCTTGTACCTCGAGGTCTCCATGATCGCGGCGACGTCGCTGCCGCCGATGCCCTTGGCGCGCATCTCGTGCCAGCGCTCGAGTTCGGCGTCGTCCTCGAGCACGGTGTCGGTTCGTCCGACCACCTCGCAGTGTTCACTCAGGTCCATGTCTGCTCCTCGCTTGTGTCCCTCGCTGGGACACTATCAGCAGCCGTCGTAGCGCGTCCACTGGCCGAAGCCGTCCGCGCGCCAGATGGCGGCCGCCACCAGCTCCTGCTCGTGCGGGGTGGCCTGCCAGACGTGGATCCGGGCCGGGACGTGCGCCGCGGCCTGGTGCGCCGCCCAGGTCGCCTGCTCGATCTGGAAGATCCCGCTCGAGGCGCCGGGCCGCGCGTCGTTGTCCTTCAGGTTCAGGTGCGCCCATGTCGATCGGCTCTCCGCCCAGATGATGCAGGTGAAGGTCTCGATCGCTGCCACGGGCAGGTTCATGATCGGGTTAGGTCCGCCGGCTGGCCCGTTGAGCTTCCAGGTGGTCGTGGTGGTCTTTCCGGATCCCAGGGCCGGCGTGGCGGCCAGGGCGATCAGTGCTGCGATGGTGATGGTGGTGAGGCACTTCGTGAGCATTTTGCTCCAGTCGTCGACGGCTAGGCACAAGCGGACTGCGTGTCGGTCATGGCCTCACCTCCCCTCGCGGCGATCGGTGATGAAGAAGGAAGTCGAGAAGCGGGCCGTAGCCAGTCCAGAGGGGACTCTCTGGCTCGTGGCGCAGGTGGTCGAGGGCGAGCTGCGCGTCCTCGCGGATCGCTCCCTGGGCGCGGCCGTCGGGGTGCAGGAACCAGCCTTGGAACTCGATCGAGGGCCTAAAGGTCGATCCCTCCATGACGCCGATGGCGTCCGGGCATGCTGGCCAGGTCTTGGCGCTCACCCCGTGAAGTCTCCCACGGCTCGCCGGTCCTGCAACGAACCGCGGTCCCGATACAGGATCCGATTGGGATCTGCGGGGTCGCTCTCAGCGTCGTAGGCCGTGATGACCGCCTCGGCTTGGAGGGTCAGCAGTCGGGCGTTGGCCGCTCGGCGGACTTCGCCGGCGGCTCCCGTACGCGCCTTGACGGTCGCGCGCAGGTTCTCGATCGCCTGCTCGAGGCTGGTCACCTCGGGCGCCGGGCGCCGGTGGTAATTCCCGTAGCCAGTCATCTCAACTCTCTTTCTGGTCGGGGGCGATTGGCATGTGATACTCCCACACGAGGTCGCCACTGTCGTCAACGGAACAGGTACGAGCGAGTAGACATCGTTTGCACTGCTCCTTCGGCGGCTCACCCGGTCCTCGTAGCGACTTCCAACGATGCTTCACTTGTTCAACCTTTTTACACTTCACTGGTCAACTCTCTTTCTGGTCCATGCCACGCTCGCACCATGTCGCGGACCTCATTGTGCTTGGCGATTGGAGATACCACCCATTCGGAGGACGTAAGACGCTCACCCATTGAGTGCCCCGCTCACTGATCAGCACCATCAAGGACGGCCCCGCCGCATTTCCGGCAGAACGGTCCCGGCTCGTCACCGTGGCATGGAGACGTAGAGACTTGAATCTCGGGCTCTGCTTCCGGCTCTGTCAATCCGGTGTGCTTCCCCTCGTAGACCCGAGCGTTGCCGGAGACCCAAGCGTTGCCGGAGACCCAAGCGTTGCCGGAGACCCAAGCGGTGCCGGAGACCCGAGCGTCGTCGTAGACCTGAGCGGTGCCGTAGACCTGAGCGGTGCCGCCGACCCGAGCGTTGCCGCCGACCCGAGCGGTGCCGTAGACCCGAGCGTTGCCGCCGACCCAAGCGTCGCCGAAGACCCAAGCGTCGTCGTAGACCCGAGCGTCGCCGGAGACCCGAGCGTTGCCGGAGACCCAAGCGTCGCCGTAGACCTGAGCGTCGTCGTAGACCCAAGCGGTGCCGTAGACCTGAGCGTTGCCGGAGACCCGAGCGTCGCCGGAGACCCGAGCGGTGCCGCAGACCCAAGCGGTGCCGGAGACCCGAGCGGTGCCGCAGACCCAAGCGGCGCCGAAGACCCGAGCGTTGCCGCCGACCCAAGCGGTGCCGCAGACCTGAGCGGTGCCGTAGACCTGAGCGTTGCCGCCGACCCGAGCGGTGCCGGAGACCCAAGCGGTGCTCTCGACGGTCGCCGTCTCCGCGACCCATCCGCCTTCGCTCTTGTCGGGGTTGACGTGACGATGAGCCGGGACGGGTCCGTTCCCGTCCTCGAAGTCGAATGTCAGGTGCGTGTCCAGTTTCTTCATTTCTCTCCTTCGTTGGTTGGATCAAGGACGGCCCCGCCGCATTTCCGGCAGAACGGTCCGGGCTCGTCACCGTGGCATGGAGACGTAGAGACTTGAATCTCGGGCTCTGCTTCCGGCTCTGTCAATCCGGTGTGCTTCCCCTCGTAGACCCGAGCGTCGCCGGAGACCCAAGCGTTGCCGGAGACCCAAGCGTCGCCGTAGACCCAAGCGGTGCCGGAGACCCGAGCGTCGTCGTAGACCTGAGCGGTGCCGAAGACCCGAGCGTTGCCGCCGACCCAAGCGTCGCCGAAGACCCAAGCGTCGTCGTAGACCCGAGCGGTGCCGGAGACCTGAGCGTCGTCGTAGACCCAAGCGTTGCCGTAGACCCGAGCGTCGCCGGAGACCCGAGCGTTGCCGGAGACCCAAGCGTCGCCGGAGACCCAAGCGTCGCCGGAGACCCAAGCGTCGCCGTAGACCTGAGCGTCGTCGTAGACCCAAGCGGTGCCGTAGACCTGAGCGTTGCCGGAGACCCGAGCGTCGCCGGAGACCCGAGCGGTGCCGCAGACCCAAGCGGTG